CTCAAACTGCCTATTCAGTGCTACTAACAACCGTTTTGCTAACTCTACTTCTTCAATAGGAGTTTCGCTGGCTATAACCCCTTCTGCGAATCGAGAGCGTTTACGCTCTAGCTCGTTTTTAAAAACATACTTCGTGACTGGGTTATATGCCAGCATTAAGGCAAGAACGAAAGCTGTTGCATCGGCTACAGAAATCGTATTGTTTTCACTGTAACTATCGTATACCGCTTTAACAAGCCGGATAGACTCTTGTTCTACTAATTTCAATACTTCATTGTAGATTTCATGTGATACCTCTATCACATTCAATTCATCAAATGATGTTAGCTTTCTAAACAACTTTGAATACTGCTTATTCAAATAAGCTATCGTTTTATCGGTTTTATCATACGGATTCGCCATCAGTATCACCTAACGATTTTGCGTAATTATTCAAATCCTCTTGTTCTTTAAGCTCGTTTGCCTCCCACCATTCCTTACTCTGCAAATATGCACTTTCAGGATCGAGGAATAATCCACAATGAGTATATGCTAATTCAGGGTGAATCTTAGAATTATTAAGCAATGTGGTAAGCACCTGGCTCTTGGTCTGTAAATTATCATAATTTCTACGAGAGAATTTAATTTCTACATTTTTAAGAGCTAAGTCAAGACCAACCATACCTTTTAGGATTCGTAGAGCCATTTTAAGGAATCGCTTTTCAGCTTCTTTAAATTCAACTTCTACAGATTTCATGTGGCTTTCTGCCATCTGCCATCCATCCCTAAAAATTGTAGCAGCCCCAGTATCGGATGTACTGGACCCACCGTTTCGGTTAGGTACACCACAAATTGTAAGCACATATTCATATAAGCTATCTGCCTGAATCTGCATATCAGCTTGCTGTAATGCCACGGACAGATATTTTGCGTCTACACCATCAGGCAGACACATCATCTTATATTCTTCGAGCTTTTTATATGTATCTTCATCAATCGTCCCACCAAGTAATGCTAAGAAACTATTAACAAACTGGACAACATCGTCCATTCGGTTGCTTTCCAGTTCATTAATAGCATCCAAGAGAGGTAGAACGATTTCGAAACACCCTAATCTAGCCTTATTCGCCGGATATTCAAACATTGGAACATCTTCAAGAGCGTGTGGTTCAGATTTTTCAATCTTCCCATTAACGATTTCATAGTATGTATCTCTCGTATAAACACTATGTACAGCGTCCCCATTCTCTTTAGTAATAGTTTTAACTCCCATTACTACTGGTTCACCTAAACCGTTATAACGAACTACAAAACTGTGTCTAGGATCGAGTGTGTATACTCGCAACGGTTCTTCTTCGTCACCAGGTACGGTCATTCTCATACCTAAACCACAAACATATAGCCATTCGGCAAGTTCTGAATCTTTCGCGTGTTTTCCTGACAAAAACATATATTCATTCAGTTTTTGTACTTCGTCGCTCTGACTATCATCGATACCTCGACGAATATATTGAATAGGTTCCCCGAATCCATAACCTTTTTTAAAAGTCACAATTTCGTTTGCTCTATTCACATTGATTTTGTGGTTGATGGATTCTCGAACTTCTTTAACTTTATTTAAAATAGGAGTTTTTCCCCGGTAATAATCCCAAAGGTATTCAATATCACTTTGATTCTGACTATGAACTTTAAGAGCATTTTCGAGGACTTCCGCTACATTTTCGGCAGTAATCGCAGCTACATCCGTATAAATTTGTGTTCTCCCGAACATCTGTCGAGTATCCATTTTCTCACCACCTTTATGCCTATTTGGCATATTTCTTCGGGTATATTAAACCACTTCAATTAACTTTTGTCAATACAATTTACACAATATATAGATAATTTTAATTTAAAAATACAATATGTTGTATTGACTGCTGTAAAATATTTTGCTATTATAATCAACACATAATGTTGTATTGCAACACTTTATTCTTTTTTTCTTTTGTAAATTTAGTTTAAGGCGCGATAGGCCCGTAGAGTAATCTACGGGCCTTCGGCTTTTAGAACGGTCTTTTCATAACGGATACACTCTTTATTCCACTCGTTACATACGCACATAAACCTGCCATACTATCAGCGGCATCGTCGTGTAAGTTTTTAGTAGTAAAGCTGAAACCAGTCAATTCATTCATAAAACGACGGTAATCATCATCCCTCTTACTCTCCGTAAGGAAGTACATCTTCCGAATTTCAGGAGAATACTGTTCAATACGACTCAACTTACTCATAGTAGTAGGTGCTTTCTTATGAGTGAGATTACAATGATAACCTTTTTCTTTCAGCATTCCACTTACATCATCACAAAAGAAATCTCCACCATTATTACCTTCAAAACGACCCATCTTAATTTTATGCTGCATGATTTTTCCCACAATTCTAGGTTGCGTAATATCTTTTGTCCTCTTATCGAAAACAACATCCGTAATATAACCAGTATCGCCGTACAGATAACAGATAGGCATACTTAAATTATCGCCACCACCGAAAGCTACATCGCAGAAAAACAATATGTTATCGGGTTCACTTTCAGGTAGTATACCGTTGTAATATTCTAAGCTATCGGCAGCGAACGCAAGCCCCTCTTTCTCGATACCATGCTGCATAAATAAGCATTCGAAATCAGAGCTATCAATAGTATTTTTAATATCACGAATTTTTTCAGTAGTATAACGGTCGGGATGGTCATATTCAAAATTACTGATTTCATTTTCATCCCACACCGGGATAGCAATAAAAGTATAACGAGCATCGTCGCCATGTTCTTCTTCCATGCGACCTAACGGATCGTAACTACTCCAACGAGTCCCTAACATAATTTGCTTTACATTATCACCAATCATACGAGTAGTCAGCGTTGCTGTATAATCACTAAACAACTTTTCTAATCGCTCAGGTGAACGAGCTTCTTCTTTATTCTTCACCAAATCGTCTGTTACAAGGAAACGGTTAGCACGAGTACGCCCGGTAACGGAACCTGACAGTGATACAAGTCCCAGTGTCGGGAAATCCCCGGCACGACGATAAGAAATCGTCTTATATTCAGCACTGCAAGCTGGCTCCCCTAAACCCGGGAAAATATCATGGAAACAATACTCATTCGTGTCTGTCAGCATAGATTTTACGGAATCCAATAACATTTTTGTCATACCATCCGAATATGAAATATACATATTCGCTGATTTAGGCTCCTGACCGATAATATACGCTAGTAAAAATTTAATAATTGTAGTTTTCCCGGTACCTGGTGGCTGTGAAAACCCTAAAAACAGTGCATCGGGATCATCCATGAAATTCTGAATCTTAGTAGCAATCCCATGTTTCCCCTCCAACACTTTTCGTCGTGGCAGCCAAAATCGAGCTTTAGGTTCACGGTTCCACTCCATAGCGATCATAAAATCATCAAAACTATACTGCCCCGAATACATATATGTTTGGCGAATCAAATCGTACATATCTGCCGTTCGTAACTTCGTGGCCTCTGAGCGCACCCACTTAATGTAGTGGTCTACAGATTTTCTATCATCAATACCTTTAAGAATACCGAATACATCTGTTAGTGTTTCTTCGGTCTGTTTTGGAAATCCCATAATTTTTTCGATTATGTCAATTTTAAGCATAAAAAGAGCGTCCCTCCAATGGAAAGACGCTCTTGGCGTTCTAATATTTTTAAATTATATATCCGTTTTCTTTATGTAGCAATTACAAATTTTCGATTCGTTAGATATACTTACTGGTAAACCAAAAGTGGCTGCTGTTTCCACAATATCGTCTGTCAATCGAAACTCACATTTTTCATTACCACAATCCTCGCTAATACAATAAGTCTTATCTTTATACACAATCATTTATAACACACCCCACTAACTCTTGTTTAACGCTTTCTAATTCAGCTTTTTCGTGTTCTAAATCTCGTTTAATTTGCTTAATCCTATCTATATTAACAATAAACACTCCTACATTTAAAGTTATACATAAAATGTGAAAAACAATAAAAGTCCAATCGTTACGATTTAATTTTATCCAACCATTAATAAACCAAATCACAACGACCACACTAACCCAAGCGGCCAGTCTACTCAGTAATAAAGAGGATTTACTTAGCTCAATCTTATTTTTCCAAATTTCCTCAGCGTATTTCAGCCGATTTTTACGCATCTCTAATTCTAATTTATTCATATTAAATTGCCCTCCTAAAGTCTGCTTTAGTCTACTAAGTTTTTACAAATTTCAATAAACTCTTGCTTGCTTAACTCTTTTAATTTGTTTACAATTTCTGTATTTGCAAAATCATGCGTCATCACTGGAAATCCAAGTAATTCTTCTGCGTATTGATATGCTAATTTTCTATCATTGCCAACTAACATACATATTCCAGTATACATTTCAACTACTACTGCTTCTCTTTTTGTCATAAGTTATTCCCTCTCTAAAGTTTGGTTTTGCTTACTATTCTTCTCTGCAAAAATCACATACTGTATTACATTTTTGCCATTCGTCAGAAAATTCTTCATACCCATCTTTTCCGTTAAGATATTTATAAGCAATTACATTCATACATCTTTCACAACATTGCGACCATAAAAGTAATGCTTCTGACAATGTATAATCACCACTATTCACCATTGCAAGTATTATTTCTTCATTTCCACCACCTATATGAGAATTGCATTCTAAAATACTCTTAAATGTCTTATTATCCTTGTATTTCTTATTCAAATAGTTTCTTAAAGGTTTTATGAAATAACACAAATGTTTAATAAATAAATTTTTTGGATGGTAACAATATTCATCTATCTTTTCCGTAATTTCTAACGGAAAACAATGGTGATATGTCACATAATCAAAATCTT